GACGCACGGATCCCGATTCTTTGTAATTTGAATTACAAAATCATGTGCAACCAACTATCTGAAATAACGAGATAATCAAAAAATGGAAGTCACCACACAGCAAATGTGCGAGCTTTTTGATATCCACAAGAGCACTCTCACTGCTTGGAAACGACTTGGCGCTGATGGCTACGTCGCAAAAAATCGGTGGGACTTGAAGCTTTTCCTCACCTGGTGGGCGACGCACATCTATTCCGGGCCGAGTGAGCAAAATGACAATGAGACGCTCTCCCAGGCAAAGCTGATTTACTGGCAAGCCAAAGGCGAGAGGGAAAGACTGCGGGTTGACGCTGAGCGCGCCGAGCTAGTGCCGAAAGGAATCATCGCCGACGCATGGTCCTCACGAGTTGCCGAGGTATCCGCGGCACTAACCGGATTTGTGGACCGCCTGCCGCCGCTACTGGTCGGTAAAAACCGGGACGATATCCGCCTCATTCTGGCCGACGAGTTCCAGCAACTGCGCGAGAGGTATTCGAGAGATGGCAAGCACTGCGAAAAAAATTAACTGGTACCCTGAGGAGCGAGCTGCATGGCGGCCGCCGGAACGTCTGTCAATCTCCGAGTGGTCAGAGAAATATCGCATCTTGGTTGAACCGGCAGAGGAAAAAGGGCCGCTGCGCCTGCGCCGCACGCCATATGTGGCGCCGATTATGGACATGCTGCAAGATCCGCACACGGAGACGGTGGTATTTTGCAAGGCCGCGCAAATCGCCGGCAGCGAGGCAATGATTTCGATTATCGGCTACTATCTGCACCAGGAGGCGTCGCCAACAATGCTCATCCTGGCAGACGAGGACACGGCCATATACATGATGCGCGAGCGAATTCAGCGCATGTTCTACAGTTCGCCATCCATGCGCAGGCTGGTTAGTCAGGATGCCGTGACGCGAAACGAGTTGACGCTCAAAAATGGTGCCTATTTCTCTACCGGCTGGGCCTCCTCTGTCGCCAAGCTGGCGTCAAGGCCAATGCGAATCATGGTGCTCGATGAAATTGACAAGCCGGGGTATTACCTCACCACCAAGGAGGCATCGCCGATATCGCTGGCAATCGAGCGCACCGAGACGTTTTACGGCCGCAAAATCGCCATGCTGTCAACGCCGACCATCGAGGACGGCAATGTCTGGCAGCAGCTCAAGTCATGCGATGTTATTTATGACTGGCATGTGCCTTGTCCGGCCTGCGGACAGTTTCAGCCGCTGCGCTGGTCGCCTGAGCATACCGCATGCTTTCCGGATGGGACATACCTGGCGGCCGATGGCGAGATCCACAAGCTTGGCCGGGTGAAATGGGATGGCGGCCGGGACGCCACGCCGGAGCAGATCCAAGCGGCGTGCTATGAGTGCGGGGAGTGCAAAGCCACCTGGTCAACCATCGAGAAAAATATCTCTGTCGAGCGCGGCAAGATGGTGTCCAGGACAGTTATCGACTATCCGCCTCGAAAGATCGGTTTCCACGTCAACCGGTTGTACTCGCTGCTCGGTAAGTCCGGGGACCTCGCCAAGCTGGTGGATGACTGGATCAGGACAGTCAAGAGCAAAGACGCAAAGCTGATCCAGGGCTTTTACAACTCCACGCTGGCCGAGCCGTTTATTCCGTACAGCCAGGAGCGCAAGGAAGGCCTGATTTACAACCTACGCGACAGCCGGCAGCGCGGGGATGTTCCGGCCGATGGCGTGCTCGGAATAACCGGCGGGGCCGACACCCAGGATGACGGATTCTATTACGTTGTCCGTGCCTGGGGGGCGGCCGGCGAGTCCTGGCTGATTCGCGAGGGATTCACCGACTCGTGGGATGTGCTGATGTCTATCCTCTCGGGCACATATCGGGACGGCGCCGGATTAACCTATGTCGTTAATTTTTCTTTGCAGGACGCTATGGGCCACAGAACGGCCGAAGTCTATGAGCGTCTCAAGTTTTCAGGATTCGCCATTGCGCCGAGCAAAGGCATGCAGGCGGCTAAATCTCCCTATTTCACCAGCATGCTCGACAAATATCCGGGAACTAACAAGCCGATACCCGGTGGTCTCAAGCTCTACAACCTCAACGTGACTCACTACAAGGACAAGCTCAATGCCAAGATGCACCAGCAGCCCGGGGAGCCAGGCACCTACTGGGTGCACTCTGAGATAAGCGATCTCTACGCGCAGCACCTGTGCGCGGAATATCGCAATGACAAGGGAGTATGGGAATGCCCGAGAGGCAAAGAAAACCATTGGTTCGATTGCGAAGTGCTAGCGCTGGCGGCGGCGGATATCCTCGGGGTGGCGTACTGGCAGAGAGAGAAATCAGTTCAGCGGCAGCCGGCACCACAGCGCCGAGTGCACAGCCGAGGGATAAGTTGAAATCAGGACTGCTCGACGGCAAAGAGGCAATCCGTGATTTTATCGGCACTCCGAGCGACTACATGCTGCGGAAATGGGTCAAGGCCGGCATGCCAGTCAGGCTTGAGGATGGCCGGTGGCTTGCGCACAAGGAAAACTTGGATGATTTCTTTAAAAAGTACACCCGCGTTGACAGCCGAAATGCTGATTTTTTAGACTCGAATGCACACCAAAAAAAACTTGTCAAGCAAAATAACCCTTAAAAGACCATTAAAAGACCCTTAAAAGACCATTAAAACAGGCGCGAAATAGAAAATCGCTGGAAAACCCATGTTACACTGCCCATGTAAAATCAACCATTCGACATGGGGGATACATGGCAGGCATCACGCTGGCTCAAGCTGAAACCAAACTGGCAGAGGCGCTGGCCGCTCAATCGGCGGCGCTCACCGTGGAATCCTACCGCACCTCGGACGGTAATCAGGCCACTCGCAACCTGGAGCAAATCAGCAAGCAAGTCGAGTTCTGGAACAGGCAGGTTACGCGCCTATCCCGCGGCGGCATCCGCATCACCGGGGGGACGCCGACATGAGACCTGCCCGGCCGCAAAAATCACCAGCAATCCAACCGAACGCCATCGATAAACTGGTCGGATACGTCAACCCGGTATCAGCCGCGAAACGGTTGCGGGCCAGAATGTCGATGGCGTTTTTCAATTCGTATGACGGCGCCAGTAAGCTCAGGCGCGCATTGTCGGCCTGGAAGACTTTTGGCACCGATGCCGATTCCGCGATCCTGGACGACCTGCCCGAGCTCCGCAACCGCAGCCGCGACCTGGTGCGCAACAACCCGCTCGCCTCGGGGGCCGTCAAGAAAAAGCTCACCTGGGTGGTCGGGTCCGGCCTGCGTCACCGCTCGACCATCGACCGCGCCGTACTCAATCTTGGCGAAGAACAAGCGGACGCATGGGAGGCCATGGCGGAACGTGAGTGGCGCCTGTTTTGGGACACCAAGGACGTTGATTTGGCGCGCACGCTGGACGGATCGGCCATAGTCCGCCAGGTGTATCAGCAATATCTTGAAAACGGTGACGCATTCGTTCTGCTGCCGCGCCGGCCGCGAACCGGATCACCCTATGAGTTGCGCCTGCAGATCATTGAGGCAGACCGGATCGAAAACAAGGACATGGCATCCGATAGCGAAACGCTGGCCGGCGGCGTGCAGCGGGATGCGGATGGCTCACCGGTCGCTTATCATATCCTCAAGAGCCACCCAGGGACCATGGCCGGACTGAGCAAGCAATGGATTGTTTACCCGGCCTTCTCCGCCAATACCGGATTACGCAACCTGATCCATTTCTACAATCCAACCCGCCCTGGACAATCCAGGGGTGTCCCGGACCTGGCGGCAGTGATCGAGCCGTTCAAACAACTCGGCCGCTACACCGACGCGGAAATCATGGCCGCCGTGATATCCGGATATTTTACCGTGTTCATTGAGACCGAAACAGGGGCCGGGACGTTCGATTACACGAACATGGCCACCGAGACCGGACGGTCGAGCTCGGACCTGGATTACAAACTGGGCAATGGCGCCATCATCGAACTGGCCGCCGGCGAAAAAATCCACGACAGCAATCCGGGACGGCCCAACCAGGCGTTTGACCAGTTCGTCCTGTCGGTCGTTCGCCAGATCGGGGTGGCGCTGCAAATACCATATGAAATCCTGATCAATCATTTCACCTCGTCGTTCAGCGCAGCCAGGGCCGCGATCAACGAAATGTGGAAATTCGTCATG